AGTATTAACAGTTAGATTACTTACGTAAACTGCCATTTAAAAACAATATCAGGATTCTAGATATATTTATATTTCCAGTAATCCGTCTATTTTGAGACTATTTGTTGAAGTAAATATTTAATCTCTTCAATGTCCTCTTTCATCTTATCAATTTCTTCTCTCTGACTTACTTTAGCAGATTTCATTCTTTTATATTGAGCATAAGCGTTAGTATCTGTATTAACTACAGCACCTGATTTTTCATCTCTGAAAAGATTTTTATGGTCTTTAATTGGAATCATGCGAGTGCGATTGTTCGTAAATCTTTAAGTCTAGGTGCCTTTGCTTCATTAGTTCCACTAAACACAATTTTAATTTTATATCCAATGAACTCTTCTAAATTATCAACACTAAATTGATATTCTTTAAATTCGTCAACTAAACTTGGAGAAACAAACGCATCTGGTCTTCCAGAATTTTTTGATGCATCAACAACTTTATCACCAAAACCATCACCATCTGTATCTTCCAAATTATCGAAACCAGGAAATGCATTATATGCTAATTCAGTTTCAGATCCATCTGCTCTAACTAACTGATAAAATGCTCTAAAGTCAGCAGATGCATCTCTATATGCAGCAACAATGACCTTGAGAGATGTCGCTGGATTTTTAAGATTAATTTGATTACTTATATAAACTGAAGAATGAGGATCACCAGATGCTTGTTCTGATCTACCATCCTTCACATAATCTAGTATTGGTCGATTTAATCTTGATCTTTCATAAATTATAACACCATTTTGTATGTCAATAACTGGAGACACATTTGGACTTGATGAAGCCATAATACATGAAAAGGTAAATGATCGATTCAAAGGCAAATCTGTTAATCGATTAATTTCATTTATTTCAGAACATAAAAGTCTAGGTGTTGATAATGTATTTTCATTATTAATAGTGACACTTTCAAATCCTTGATCAATAAAGGAAACCTCATTTCCACCAGCACTAGTTCCAGAAACAGTTCTGATTTGATTATACATTCCTACATTGGAATTTGGTAATAAAGTATTGAATTGTGGAATCACTTTATCAAACTGATAGTTTTGTGATGCAAATATATTATCCCCACCAACATTGGATTCATCGACAAAACTAACTTGAGAATCACCTGAAGAGGAAGAACCCCTATTAATACTCAAATAATAACGGTCAATATTTTTAAGTGCATTAACACCTACAGGCATCAAAGCCATGTCATGAGTAGTGTTTATTTTACTTAAATCTAAACCATTTAACTCATATTTTAACGAACGATCACCTGTATTATGTGTTCTTGGTATTGTTCCATCTACACCTCTAGTTCCAATTCCAAGTTGGTTTGTACCAATACTATCATAGTAAATAATTTCACTATTAATCTTAACAAATCCCTGAGTTGTTGATATTCCAGCAAATGTTGCAAATTCTGATGTGCTTGCAACTGATATTACTTGATCATCGACTGCAAGAGAATCTGTTAGCAATACTGAAGTTGTGTCTGGTTCTATATCAGCAAGAGTTACAAAGTTATTGTCAGCTTGCATACCATGATTAAAATGATTTACTTCAATAACATTTCCTTCATACTTATCATCATAAATCGCAGATGAAAGTATGGTCGTAGTTGCTAATGATACTTGAGAACCACCATCTGTTACAACTAATGGTTGACCAGTTGTAAATTCTTCACCTTGTACATTTTTAAGATAGAGTGTACTCTTACCACTAGTTGCTGTCACACTGATTAATGCATCTGAACCTTTAATTACATTACTTGTTGTAATACCAAGAACATCACCAATAACATATCCTGCACCACCTGTATTAGATGAAATCGCAGCGGATGATACTTTACCAGAACTATCTGTTTGAATAGTAGCAGTCATTCCACTTCCGTTACCAGTGATATTATACAAAGGAACTGCAGTATATGTTTGACTTGCTGCAAATCCTTGTCCTGCATTTGTTACCGCAAGTGTGGATATAGGACCACCCACATTCTCAATATATCCTTGAATTGCAGTTGCTGTTGTTGCATCACTTACTTTAACACCATTTGTGAGTAATCCGTCAGTGTCAGTTGTAGTTGTAATACCAACTTTTAATTTTCTTGGTAATGTTTTAATTGCATTAGGCAATAATCTTTCGATATTACCAGTTCCAGTTTCCATCTTGGAATTGTAGAAAAATACAGTTCCTTCATCTTCAATAAATGATGCTTTATAAAGTTGGAATTTTAAATCTTCATATTGGCTAGCAGTCCATACTGAACCATTTTGTGATTTGAATAAACTACCACCAAGATATTGACGAGTTACGATAACCGATTCCGCATCAGGTAAACTTTGTGTATTTACAGTTCGATCACCCATACGAGATATCCATACCTCATATTCAATTGATTGTTGTACTCCAAGAACTAATGCATACTCTGTATCTGGTTCTAGATATATCGGTGATGGGAATGTTACTCTAGTTGCAACTTCTCCATTACTTGAAACATTAACATCAACAGGATTTATCACAACACGAGCAAAATCTTGAACTAATTGAGTTGTAGGTGTTCCTAATTCGGTTGTTCTTATTTCAACTGAAATATTTTCATTTGGATCTTTTCTTGCAAAGAATAAATCAACTGAAGTTAAAAATGCACCATCCTCGTCAACTTTAAATGTTTGTGATAGAGGGTCAATTCCTTGATACTGTTTACCACTATAATAGTTGTACGGAGATTTCTTCTTCTTCTTCTGTTGCCTCTTCTTTTTCTGCATAGCTTGGACTTTTTTAGGTCCTGTGGTCTTCACATATCCACCTTTAAACCTAGAGTATCTGGAATCAAAATTAGCCATCAAACTCTTTTTGGCTATCTTATACTTACTGCCACCAGATTTTTTATAAAATACAGGAGGTGGAACTCGAACAGTTATATTTGTAGATTGAATTGTATTGACCTTTCCATTTGTGACATATTCAGTAGCAGCCTCTGATAACAATATACTTCCTTCTGCTTCGGCAGTGTTTATAGTGGATTCAGATGTTAATTTAAAAGTACTAGTTCCAACTTTAAATCTTAAACTTGGAGCAGGTATTTTAAGAGGATCTTCAAAGAAGAATGAACCATATAAATCTCCATAAGTATCAGCAACCAATCTAACATTAGTGACTGTTGCTTGTGCATTACTACTTTTTCCTAGAAGTGTAATTGTGCCAGTTGTAGGAATATAACCATAAAAACTACCTTTTGCTTCATCGGCAAGAGCATTTATATCAATATTCAATACAGTTGAAGAGGCAGAATATACACTTCCTAAACTAAGTGATGTGTCATATGGGTTTGCATTAAATGTTAAAGATGGTGCATTAATATCTCCAGCTTTATGATCTGGTTGAGATATTCTAAATATAGCAACTCTTTGACCATCTTTTAGTGCCTCAACTGTTTCACCTTTGGTAAATATACCATTTACCATAGATATTTCTAATAATTTGGGAATTAAATTAATCCCACTTGTATAATCAAAAAATGGATAAAATCTTGTAACTGGTCTAAGTCCGTCTGCACTAAATCCAACGTTACGAGACCTTATATGATCATCAGGTTTTGAACTAATTTGTTTTTTCTCAACGTAAGTTTTAGCAACTTTACCTGTTATTGTTTTACTACCACCAGATACCTCTATATTTCTTACCCATGTATCATTCGCAGGATCTAATTTTACGGTTCCAATAAACCCAGTTAAATTAAATGGGTTAACATTTTCTACTCTTGAAGCAAGTGGATTACCTATCCAAGATACTTCTTCATAATCTAAAGTTATTAAATCACCAGTTTTTTTACAATTTGAATCTAAAAGTGGTAAATCTGTAGAAAAATCAGCAGTAGCGATATTAATAGATGGGTCTAATGCTAGTTGTGGTTTTAATGACCAAAAATTAGTTGTAGATTCTAATTCTTGTTTGTCAGTATCAACAGTGACGTTGCAATCAACGTCGTCAATATTAATTAAATTAGTATTTTTAAAATCATCTACAAAAAATCCAGTTTTAAATCTTGATAAACCATCAGCATCTTGGATCTGAAGTGTTTTTGTATCTAATTCTAATAGACTTAGAGATGATGTAACTTCTAAATTTTCAATTCTATCTTCTAACTTACTTATGTCTTTCATAGTAAATCTTACATTATCTTCTATGATAACTTTTGCATCATCTGGATCATAAAGATATGCAGGTAATTCTATAGTTGCTAACACCATAGCATTATCAAGAACAGATATGGGAGTTGGGTTAGTTGAAGATTCACCTGTTATTATAACTATATCTCCATTAGAATCTAAGACTACTTTGTCAATTCTTGGGAGATAAAAATTATATCCAATAATTGAACTCTCATTAGGAGTTACAATAGAAGTTGGATTAGAAGAATTGTTAAAACTTCTATTTGCAAATGCAAACGGAGATCCTGTTCCACCATATGCACCAACTCTTGGTCTGAAATCAATTGTATCAGTAGATCTTAATCCATCTTTTAAATGTGGAATATCTTTTCCAAATCTCTCTTCAGGGTAGGAAGCAACTGTATAGAAATCACCTCTATCACTAGATGGAACATCATATCTATCGTAAACTATTAAAAGTTTTCTAGATGCTGGTGGAAAATCTTTTCTTCTTACGATTCTAGAATAGTCATAAAACTCTTCTCTCTGACCTTTATCTAATTTATATCTATTTGTAATATTTAAATTATTGCCAAATGTTATATCTTGTAGGGTGGTTGTAATATTTGATTCTTCAAAAGTAATTATTTCACCAATACTAAATGCGTTTGATGATAAAACTGATATCTCAACTTCAGTTGCTGAATTTCTACCAACAATTTGTGCAACTGCTCCAGTATCAGAACCAACTATTTTTTCCCCTAATATTGATTCCGTATTCAATGATAATCCAGATGGGAAAGTAAATACATCTAAAGTAGGTGATAATGTATTGAGTGATTCATAAACACCTATGACTTTTACTGCATCTGGCACGTTTAATGATATTTCCTTATCTTCAACACGAAGACCATAATTTTTGCTTATCTCCATTCCAGTCAAAGCGGTATTAATTCCAACTGCTGTTTTTTCAACAGTAATTTTTTGACTTCTTATATAATTTTTCTGTTTACTCTTTAAAGATTCTTTTTTAAGAGTTGAACTTACAACAACATTAGATTGACTAGTTCTTAATCCATTGATAGTAACTGTTTGCCCATCAGAACTTAAAACAAATTGATCTGAAGTTAATTGTTCAATCGCACCATCACTATAATGAATTGAATATCTTTCCTCATCAAAACTTTCATAAAATGCACTTGATATACCACTTGCAGATAAATCAAAAGTTAGAACACCAGAACCATCGGTGCTTTCAGCAGTAATATTTTTTCCGACTAGTAATGTAGCAGTCGATAAATCAATATCTGAAACATTTTTATTATCTATCTCTGTATATAATCCTCTACTATCTTCTAAATTAATGTTCGGCACACCAAAAGCAAAAGTGGTGCTTATTTTAGTAGTATTTAAAGCTCCATTACATATATCTGTTGTAATACCTGTTACACTTGGAACTGCAGAAAGAGTAACACTTAATCCATCTGATGATACTGTTTCTATACGATTAAATCTTTCAACTGTTTCTCCTGATGGAGTATATCTTAATATTGTTCCAGTGCTAACTCCAACAAAATTATAAGCACCGTTTGTTGTCGCACCTGCACCAGTAATAGTAATTTGATCAGAATTACTGAAAGAAGGTCCTATTACTCTCTGAAGAACAGTATCAGCAACAAAATCAGTAGCATACCCAGCTAAGGAAGAGGTGCCTTGATAAACTGACTTTACATCTTGAATACCAAAAGTTTTAACCGTTCTTATTGATCTAACAAAAGAAGTGTCTTCATTTATGATTAATTGTTCACCTGCCATAAACTGACCTGTAATTTCACTTAGATGAAGAGTGTTACCTCCACTTGAAACGATAGCAACATATCCTGTAGCACCACTGCTAACACCCCTTACAAAGGATGTATTTGGCACCTCAGAGTTAGTAACAACTTGATTTAATATAATTTTTGTAAATATTTGAACATCAAATAAATGCAGATCCCACTGTGTTGAATCGTCAAAATATGATGCATCAGAGACAGCAAATGAATATACTCTTGCTCTTCCTATCAAATCCCCTGTTTTTGCACTATTTGATGCTGTTCTTTTATTAGTTAATTCTACAAAAACACTATCATCATTAATATTTGGAGCTGGTACACCAAATACATTATTAACTTTAAAAACAGTTCCCATTTGATATGGAACTAAAGCTGAATCAACTACTTGCTTATCTCTTGGTTTAACATTATCAATAAGTTGAGATGATTCAAGTTGAATATCATAACCTTTGACGTATGCTTTACCAGATGATACTTTTACACACAATAAATCATCATCAGGTATATTACCTTGCTGAGTTATCTCATTTGATCTATAAACACCATCTCCTGTAATACCATCATTAAGAGTATTAAAAACATCAACTTCAAATTCATCTAAACTATAATTACCAGATTCTTCAAATGTTCTTTTTGCAAAATAATCTTTTATTAAGTTGTAATCAGTTTTATCTGCTGTGAGTTTTATTGTTCCTTCATCTAATCTAATTAATTCAACAAAATTTGTATCATTAAAATCAGTTAGTCCCTTTTTAGTTAAAGTTGTTTTTATTTTTAATCTATCAGCACCTGGTGCAGCATAATTTGAAAATCCTCTAGCATTATCATATAATGAATCATCATCTTTTGCTGATGTTAATTGTTCATCAATATTCAGTCCAACTCGGTATGAAGGTTCATTATCATATGGATCTAAAACAATTTTTTCACTATTGACCTGAATAAAATTACCCCTAATAAAATAAACACCTTCTGATATACCAACAGCAGATCCAACTCTAAAAGCATCATCACTCTCTATCAAATTTAATACAGACTCTCCTGCATTTACGATGGTATTTCCATATGAAAATGTTTCTTGTACTATTAAATTTTCACCTTCTGCTAAACCATTTGTTGAATTATCATCACCTGACTCTAAAAATTTTACATATATTGTGAGATTAGTGAGATCTGCATTATCTTCTGGATACTCAAAATTATCAATTGATAATATGTTACCAGTTATTTCACCTTTAAGTCTTAATCCTATAAGTTCATTAAGATATAAAGTAACAGGTGTTCCTAAATGCTCTTCCTCTATTTTCAATGAGTAATATTCTTGATCATATGCTATACCACCAGGTATGACCATCGAACCCTCTTTGAACATGTGAGTTCCAAATGATTCAACTTGATTTTGAAGAATTGATTGTAAAGTGCTTAATTCTCTAGCTTGAACTGGAAAACCAGGTTTAAATAAGACTTTATAAAATTGATCACTTTTATCATAATCATCATAGTAAGGACTAATATTTAAATTTGTTTTTTGAGCCATTTCTTAAAATTCCAAGATGATTTTGATGTCTTCTTTTTGTCTAGAGTTTCTAGTGATTAAAGGTCTGTTATCTAAGTAAATTACTTCACCCGACTTTTTATTTATCTCAGGATTAGCAAGACCATTTGTAAAGTTAACTCCTAATGAAATAACTTTATTACCAGTTGGATTTGTACTAATACCACTAAAATTTTGATCTACTGATGCAGAAAAACCACTTGTTGGAGCAATAATTTTATCAGCACTAGAGGCAAAATTTAACATTTTAGAGTTTGTAGTAACACCAACATAATCTGTTTGATCTCCTGTTGTTTGATTGAATACTAAAGATCTATCTTGATAATATTTAACAACATTAGTATCAGTATCGTAAGAAACAATATAACCTGATGCTGTTCCTCCAGTTACTGTTTGCTCTATTTTTTCACCAATAGTAGGTGTCCCTGTTGGAGAAATAACTTTAATTGCATTCACAGAAGAAAATTGATTTTCAGTAAAAACTGCAGTTGACCCTATTGATGTTGGATTTTTTATAATGCTTATTTGAGCAAATTTTGTATCTGTTGGAAAATCTTTTGTTGAATCATCAAATCTTGCAAAAATTAAAAGTTTATCAGTTCCTAATTCTTTATATAAATCAAATCCATGCCCTCTTGATGGAGGTATAATAGGAACTAATTTTGCTCTTGTTGTTGGATTACCTAAACTTCCGAGATCAACTATACCATAGGTATATCCTTGACCACCTGATGAAACATTAGTTTTAGTTATTTTACCCTCACTATCAGTGTCTATAACAACTTTTGCTCCAGTTCCATCTCCAATAATATCAACTTCAACTCCAGATTGATTTTGAGTATATCCAAATCCTTGTTTATCAATATATACTTTTCTTATTTGATTATTATTTACAGTTGAATCACCATTTTCTCTAACTGACTGTATTTGAGTGGTTGTTGCAGTAGGCCAATTACTAGGAACTGAAATATATTCGGTAGAATCAAATTTAATTATATCACTTGGTGGAACTGTAAATAAGTATTTCCAGATATATCCATCACCACTTTCACCTGCTCTAGATGGTTCAAGATCAGTAAATACTGGTTCATCTTGTGATGCATTACCTGTTGTGCTAATTCCACTTGAACCATTATCAATACAAATATATACATCAAAATTTTGATTCATCACATAATAACTTGCGTCATATAACCTTGAAGAACTTGTAACAGGTGATGGATTCTTCAAACTATAATCATGACGATACATTTCATATTTTGTTCCTTGAGTCCAATTTCTTCTGCTTATTAATCTTCTTGTATTATCTGATGTTACCTTTTTACCAAAAATTGTAGTATCACCAATATGATTAGTGTAATTAAAATTATCTATTGGATTGGGAGTTTCTGTATTCCAGTCTGAACTTCTACCAAAACCCACCACAGGTGAAGTTGGATTAGCAAGTCCAACCACAACATAATATGAATTTGTAGAGTCATCTATTGTCTCTACAAAATTATTTGCATTTAATATTCTAAATTGATCAGTTACAATAGCAGCCATATCTTCAGCTTTTTTCTATATTTATACTAGCCAAGATCCTTTCTTAAAGCACCAGAGTCTCTAAGTCCAAAATCTCTTCTTTGAATTGTTGGATAAGATGAGATGCCTGAGTAATGAATATTACCTGTAACACCTATTGATATAGGATTTGAGGATCTATTGAAATTGGTTAATCGACCCCATGAAAATCCACCAATTGCAGTTCCCAATCCCACTGAAGTATCTATACCAGTAGTATTTACTCCAGTCATGATATTACATGTTATAATACCGACTCCTTCATTAAATGCATCTACAAAGTAAATGTTATCAACACAAGTTGTACCTGTGGCAACAACTGCACCATCACTGTAAACAGAGGTTACACCATGTCCAACCTGAGTGTCAAAGACATAGATTGGATATCCAACCTTCAAATCAGTTAGAGTTGCAGATGGATTTCCAGAACCTGCTCCTAAATTAGCATTTAATGTAAATTTAAGTGCTAGGGGATTTCCATTTATACCATCTGTCACTCCCACACCTATGATGTCACCATCAAATCCCTCAATAGTTGATATTAAATCAACATCCTCTTTCTTTATAGTTGGGAATGGTGCTAATACTTGAGGAGGTTTAGTTTGAGTATATCCAAAACCAGGATTGGTAATAGTAACTGTATTTAGGCGACCATTTGATATAGAAACTGTTGCTGTTGCTGTTGTAAGACCAGAAGGTGGTGAGGTTGATGTAGTAATTGAATAATAATTATTAGTTGCTGGTGCTGATATTGAAACAGTAACAGCAGAACCTACGAAACCATTACCAGCATTAACAATATCTAATGATTGAATTGTACCAGCAGCAGAAACTACTGCTGTTAGTCCAGCAGCAACTAAATCGGTTGATTCGACTATTAAACCACCAACTGTACCAATATCTATAGATCCAAAATCTTCTTCATAATTGAATAAAGTTGCATTATCAAGATACAATATAGTATCACCCACACCAACATCAGATATAATTTTTGCAGTTGGATAAACTAAAGATTCAATTGAGTCTCTTGATTTGAATACAAATTCACCATTAATTTTTTTATCTCTTTTTTGTTTTGTCCAATGTAAAGGTTTGAAGTTTACTTCATCAATACCAATACCATTATATAAATTTGTTTCAACCTCATCTGAACTACTGATAGAATATATAACTCTTGGTGATTGAGTGGTTGTAACACCTGAGTTTTTAATTAATTGAACAGAGTCTCCAACTTTTATGGTAGGTGCAACTGATGCTCCTGCTGAAACTTGCACAGCATCAACTCCTTCAGTTCCTTTATAAAAGAATATGTCAATTACATCTGTTGGATCAGGTGCCTGTGAAAATTCAAAAGACGTGCCTCCATCAAAACTATATGCTTCACCAGGATCTTGCACAACACCATTAACAAATATAAGAAGAAGACTTTTTAAATCAATTAAAGCAGATGATACATTTAATTCATCAGTTTCAAAACTAAGTAAATTTCCATTGTAAATTATTGGGAATCTTTTTCTAATGCCATCTTGAAGTTCCTTAATTGAGTCAATAAAATCAAATTGTCCAAAATTCCATGAAGAATATTGATCTCTAAAGACATCTAATACTGTCAATTCAAAATCATTTATTAATTGTGAAGTGTTTAAAAATCTATCAGTCACTAATCCAACAGGTTTAAACACATCACCTACTTTAAAATTATAACCTTGATTATCTAATTCAAAATTAGATATAATATTTGATGTTGAACCTAATCCAACTGTTGTAGCTCCAGCACCTACGTCTAAAGTTAGAGTAACTCCATTACCTGTATCTGTCGTAGAACCAATTCCTCTCCTTGATACTCCTATTATTGGAAGATTAGAATATGATGGTGATTCAACAAATATTCTTGGTTTAATATAACCAGTACCTGCATTATTGATAGTAAATTTAAGAGCACCACCTGTGCCTGTATTTGTAATACCTACGTTAACTG